CTAATTGAACAAAAAATTATACACAATGGATATTGCGTAGGTCACATTGAAGATGTCGTTATTGATAATTATCATAAAGGATGTGGTTATGGTAAAGTTTTAATTGATCATTTGACTCTTTTATGTAAAGAAAAAAACTGTTATAAAATTATATTACATTGTAACGAAAAGGTAATAAAATTTTATGAAAATTGTGGATTTACTAAAAAAACTAATGGTATGGCATTATATTTATAATTATATTGCACTTCCTTCACCTTTTGAAATAAGTACAGGTACAGCTACTGTTGTTACAGGTCTTCTATTATAATATTTATTTAAACATACTCTAAATAATATTAGATTAATACTTACAATTAATATTAATCCTACGAATGTAGCTGCCATAATTGTATCTTCTGTTTTTAATAAATAATCATCATCATTATCATCCCATATGCTTCTTTGTGTAGTGTTAATTTTAGTTATTAAAATTATATTTGTAAAATTATCTATATAATCATTTGTTATATTTACTAAAGTTGGTGAAAAACTAGGAACAATCATTGATATATTTTTTTCTCCACTACCACCATATCCATATCCACTACCACCATATCCATATCCACTACCACCATAACCATATCCGTATTCACCATATCCGTATTCACCATATCCGTATCCGTATCCATATGTAGAATTATTATTAATGCTAGTTATCATTACTAATAATAAATATTATATTTTGAATTTATTTATACGCTTTTTAGTTTTTCTTTTTATATTTTTACGTTTTCGTGAGCCTCCTTTAGTACCAGACCCACGTTTCATATTTTTTGCTATTTCCTTAGCATAGTATTCTATTTCTGGTGAATCAAGGGTTTCCTTTTTAGGATCCATTAATTTTCTTAATTTTATTTTGGCATCTTTATATTCTTTTGAGGAGGGAGTATGTTCTGCAAGTTCAACTGATGCTTTCCTTACATTTTTACCGGAAGGTGCATCATCTGCTGTCTCATCACCCCTATCCTCACCTGCCATAGTTGTCAATACCATTTCAAATGTATTTTTTAAATATGGAATATAATCTTTATTATAACTATTCTTACTATCATCCAGTCTATCACTTCCAGCTACCAGAATAACTCTATTATATCCCTTTTCTTGTAATATTTTAGGTATATTAAATGGGGTTTTAATAGACATTATTTGTAATTTTTCATTACCAAACATCGTATTAAGTAATTTTAATTTTGGTACTATTTCTAAAGGTGCATCATTTTTCCCAGGAGTATTTGTAAAACCTTCGCCTGGTTTTATAGATTTTAAATCATTTGATCTTTCCGTTGTAAATAAATACGCATCTCCTCCACTTTTTTCCGCCTGATTAATTACTGTCTCTACAAGTTTTTTATGTCCTACATGAGGTGGTTGAAATTTACCTATTCCAAATACAGCTAACTTTATTGGGTTATTTTCTATCCAGTTGGTTAATGCCTTCTCCTCATCACCCTTAATGCCCATTCCGTTAATACCTGCGGGTGTTAAAAGACGCATGGAGTCCATGTCTATATTTTGCTGATTAAAAATATCTAAATAGGCTTTTAAACCTAATTCTTCTAATACTTTTTCTACATGGTTGATGGGGTTTACAGGTGTTTTTTTTGTCCTCGTTTGAGACTTAGTTGGAGGTTTTGGAGGTAGTAGGCTGGGCGTTGGTGATGCTGCTGTGGGGGCGGATGTAGGTGGCGGTGGTAGTGATGACCTGGTTGATCTTCTAGTTACTGGACCCGCTCCTGTTCCTTTTCTTTTAGTTTTTCTTTTTTTATTTTTGGAGGCATTTTTAAACCCTTCGGCTGCCTGAAAAGTTTTAAATACATTACCGAGCTTATCATGAAGAGATGGAGACAATTTTTTCCTAGTCATACTCCTACGAACGTTTTTCTGAATAGTACGAGCAGGATTTGTCAAATCGCGCCCAAGATGCATACTTGTACCTGTTTTTGTTTTTCTTGTCATTATATAATATATATATTTATTTTTTAATCAAAACCAGACTTTTCGTAAATAAAAACTTTTTCATATTAGTATTGCGACGTTTTAAATTACATTGCAAACAACATATTACAACATTATCCGAATTATGACCCATTGTATTATCTATTCTATCCAACGTCCATTGTATTGGATCCTTAATTTCCTTATACAATAACACCATATTCTTATTGCAATAGTAACATTTCATTTTACATTCAACCAGTTTTTGAACTGTATCTTCTAATGGTATAAAAAACTTTTCACCATAAATGCGGTTTTTAATATCTTGCTGTTTGTAACTACTCAACTTTTTTTTTATCATATTCATCAGAAACTGCTTTTCCTCAAATTCTTCTAAATACAATTTATTAATAATATCTTTCTGTTTGGTAGGATCTAAATAATCCTCTGAAATATTCCAAGTATGCGATACCTTTCTAATATTATCATATTGTTCTGGAACTATTTTTTTAATATTAGAATTACCCTTTATTTCTATCTTTTTTTTCATTACTTTTACATAATTAAACATATTTTAAAATAAATTAAAGCTAATTTATTTTAAATTAAATATGACAGATGTCGCAGTTGGTATAGATTTAGGTACCACATATTCATGTGTAGGTATCTGGCAAAATGATCGCGTAGAGATAATAGCGAACGATCAAGGTAATAGAACAACACCATCATATGTAGCATATAATGATACTGAAAGATTAATTGGAGATGCGGCTAAAAATCAGGCAGCTATGAATCCTACAAACACTATTTTTGACGCCAAAAGATTGATTGGTCGTAAGTTTAATGATAAAATTGTTCAAAAAGATATGAAATTGTGGCCATTCAAAGTTATTCCAGATGCTAATGATAAACCTATGATTGAAGTTGAATATAAAAAAGAACCGAAACAATTAAGTGCAGAAGAGGTATCAGCTGTTATATTATTGAAAATGAAGGACGTTGCCGAGGCTTATTTAGGCAAAGATGTAACAAAAGCTGTAGTAACAGTTCCTGCATATTTTAATGATGCACAGCGTCAAGCTACAAAGGATGCAGGTTTAATTGCAGGATTAGAAATTCTTAGAATTATTAATGAACCTACCGCAGCAGCGATAGCATATGGGTTGGATAAAAAAGGTGATGAGAAAACAGTATTAATTTTTGACTTAGGTGGAGGTACTTTTGATGTGTCATTATTGACTATAGAAGAGGGTATTTTTGAAGTGAAAGCTACGGCTGGTGATACTCATTTAGGCGGTGAGGATTTTGATAATCGCATGGTTGAATATTTTCAACAAGAGTTCAAAAAGAAATTTAAAAAAGACATGAAAGATGATCAGCGTGCATTACGCAGGTTAAGAACCGCATGTGAACGAGCCAAACGCACATTATCATCAACTACACAAGCACATATAGAGATAGATGCGTTATTTGATGGTGTAGATTTTAATTCAACTATGACTAGAGCAAAATTTGAGGATATGAATATGGATTATTTTCGTAAATGTATGGAACCAGTTGAAAAGGTATTAAAAGATGCTAAGATTTCCAAAAAACAGGTAGATGAAATTGTTTTAGTAGGTGGTTCTACACGTATTCCAAAAGTTCAAGATATGCTGTCAGATTATTTTAATGGAAAAGAATTATGTAAGTCCATAAATCCAGATGAGGCGGTTGCATATGGAGCTACCGTTCAGGCTGCTATTCTAAGTGGAAACAACAAATCAGAAGCATTGCAAGATTTGCTTTTATTGGATGTAGCACCACTATCACTAGGCTTGGAAACGGCTGGAGGTATAATGACTAAACTTATTGAACGAAACCATTCAATACCATGTAAGAAAACGCAAACGTTTTCAACATATGCGGATAATCAGCCCGGAGTACAGATTCAGGTATTTGAAGGTGAAAGAGCTATGACTAAGGATAATAATAAGTTAGGTGAATTCATGTTAGATGGTATCCCACCAATGCCTAGAGGAATGCCACAAATAGAGGTATCGTATGATTTAGATTCTAATGGTATATTACACGTTGGCGCTGTTGAGAAAAGTACAGGAAAAGAAAATAAGATAGAAATCAAGAATGATAAGGGTAGATTAAGTCAAGAAGAAATAGAACGTATGATAGACGAGGCAGAAAAGTTTAAAAGCGAGGATGAAAGCAATAAAGTAAAGATTGAATCAAAAAATAACTTGGAGAATTTAGTATATCAAACAAAAAATAGTGTATCAGAGGAAAAAGTAAAGGAAAAATTATCTGAAGAGGATATAGCTTCTGTAACAAGTAAATGTGATGATATATTGTCATGGCTGCAAGAAAATTCTGAAGCAGAGAAAGACGATTATGATAATAAATTGCAGGAATTACAGTCTCATATAACACCCATTATGCAGAAAATATATAGTGATAATACTGATGTACAAAGTAATGAAGATATACCAGCTACAGATAATCCACAGGATAATCCACCGGATAATCCACAGGATATGGATGAAGGACCAAAAATTGAAGAAATAGATTAATATAATAAAAGAGGTTAAATTTATACATATATATATATATATGACGGATGAATGTGTAGAACTTAAAAACATAAAATATAAAACTATGCTTTTAAGTACTAATGGAAATATTAACGACCATAATAAAAAAAATATATTTAATATAGATGATATTGTTAATAATGATAAATTTAATAATGAAAAAATACCATGGAATAGACTTAATAAAGCTATAAAATTAATAAAAATCAATAAATTTATAGAAGAATATTGTAAAACAAATAAATTAAATGATGTAGAAAAGAAAAATTTGGAAGAATTACTTTATGATTCATTAAATAAACGATTGTTGCAAAAAACAAAAGATATAACATATGATAAAAGTACTGAATCAATTAAAAATATTCCAAACCTAATATTTAATAAAAATCTAAAAAAATTTACAATTAAAAACACAGATAAACGTGAATCTCCATTAAGGTCGTTAGCTCCCAAAAGTAAGAAAAAAACGGTTAAGAATAAAAGTGATAAAAATAAAGGCATTAAAATAAATAGTAGAGATAAAGAATTAAATAAATAGAATTTAAATTGATACAAATTAAAGAATTATTATCAATTATAATTATGAACACACATGCTATTGGTATTGATGTACCCTATTATTTAGATGAAATGATAGGTAATTTATTAGATGATTATATAAATAATAATATAATACATTTTTATAAATAT